TCACAATTTAGAATGGCATTAGGTAGATTAGGAAAAAATTCCACAATGATATTTTGTGGAGACAACCAACAAATTGACTTAAAAGACAAAAATTATTCTGCAATAGTTGACTTACCTAAAATTAATAATTCTCAATATGTTTATAAAAGAGTATTATTAGATAACCATCGTCACATAGCAATAGACGAAGTATTTGAGTTATTAAACGGAATGTAACTTTTCTGTAACTTTTTCATATTTATAGGGGAACAACCTAATTAAATTAAAATGGCAAACATCCCCATATGGCCCGGCTCATCATCTTTTGCATTAGTTACTAATCCAACACCCTTTGCACTTTATGATACTGATACCTCTTTCATAACAGATGCTGATAATATATCAGATTGGTGTGCTAAAAGATTAGGATACCCTCTTGTAGATATAGAATTACAAGATGTAAATTTTTATACTTGTTTTGAAGAAGCTGTAAATGAATATGGAGCTCAATTATATAATTTTCAAATAATTAATAATTTTCATACTTTAGAAGGAACAACCACAGGGTCTAATTTTAATAATCAAGTAATCTCTCCTAATTTAGGGGGCACTGTTAATATATCAGATCAATATGGTAATGAAACATATGGTGGGGGAGGAGATTATAAAAAAGAAACAGGATCCTTACAAGTATCAGCAGGTGTCCAAAAATATGATTTATTAACAACTCCAAGTTCATCTCTTAAAGCAATAACAACAGCTGGATCTGAATCTGTTTATATAAAAAGAATATATCATTATCAACCAGCAGCAATTAATAGATATTTTGATCCTTATGCAGGAACAGGTACTGGAATTCAATCACTAATGCAATCATTTGGGTTTGGTAATTTTTCACCAGGTGTAAATTTTATGTTAATGCCTATGTTTTTTGATGCATTAAAAATACAAGCAATTGAATTAAATGATGCAATTAGAAAGTCAGCATATCATTTTGAAATAGTAAATAATAGATACTTAAAATTATTCCCTATACCTAAAGTAGGAGCAACATTACATTTTGAATACCAACTAAAATCAGTAGCAAACGCCCCTGTTAAGAATACATCAACTAATTTAATAACAGACATATCAAATGTACCTTATACTAACCCTACATACCTTTTTATAAATGAACCTGGTAAACAGTGGATTAGAAGATATTGTTTAGCTTTAGCTAAAGAAATGTTAGGAAGTGTAAGAGGTAAATATCAATCAGTTCCTATTCCAGGTGATACAACAACTTTAGATTTTTCACGTTTATTAAGTGAAGCTAAAGATGAAAAAGATAAATTAATTACTGAGTTAAAAGAATTATTAGAATCTACAACAAGATTAAAACAATTAGAAAGACAAGAACAAGAAGCAGAATTAACTCAAAAAACATTTTATAAAGTACCTTACCCAATTTTTGTAGGATAATGATAAAGTTAAAAAACATATTAAACGAAGTATTAAACACTTACATATGCCAAGCTTATATGCTAACAGACACTGATTATAATATTACAGATGTGTTAGATCAAATTAGAGCTGTAAGAAAAGTAACCATTATAAGAAATATTACACCTCCTGAATATGCTCAAAGACAAAATTTTGAATACACTTTAGTCACAGTAAAATTTATATCAAGAGGAAATCCTAAACAAGATTTAGAAAAATTAAAACAAGATATATTAACATCAGACAGATCACAAACAGATTTAAGAGTACCAGGTGTTAAATCATTTAAATTTAAACCAGAAACTTTACAAAGATTATAATGGCTTTATTTGGCGGTTCACGAGACATATCACTTTTTAATACAGTAAGTAAAGAGCTTATTAATGATATTATTCAACAAGAAGTTGGATATTATAAATTTGCACTTGAAAAAACAACATCTAATGTTTATGGTGAGTCTATGGGTAAAATGTTTTATGAACCCGTAAGAATCGCGTGTTTAATGAAAAAAGAAGACCAAGCATGGTCGTCTGATGATTTTGGATCTGATGTTAATCAAACCATTGATTTTCGTTTTTTAAAAGTAGAATTAAAAGAAATTAACTTAGTACCTGAAGTAGGAGATTTATTATTATTTAAAAATAATTTTTATGAAATTGATACTAGAGTAGAAAATCAATTAATATTAGGTAAAGACCCAGATTACGCTATATCTACAGGAGCTACGGATTTTGGTAATAGCCATTCAATTATATTAACTGGACATTTATCAACAGTAGAAAAATTAAATTTAATACCTTTAAGGGGAGGAAAATATCCAACTACAACTAAAGTAACAGATGGAATAGCTAATTTATTAGGATAATGGCAGAATTTAGAAGACCTATACCAAGTAAACAAAGTGAATTATTAAGAAAAAACTTATCAGCTCCACAATATGATCAAGAATCATTATCTGAAAAATCAGAAAGAGGTTCTAGTTTAGCTAGAGAAACATCTATATTAGAAACAAATGAATTTCCTATAAAAGGATTAGCTCCTGATAATAAACCTCCAGGATTACAAAAAAGTAAAGTTAATAGAGCTAATGTTACACGTAGAGATGATGATACAACAAAAGATGTTTCTATTGGTTTACAAGATCATGATGAAGCAATAAAATATTATTTTGACAATGTAATTAAACCTTCAGTAGTTAATAATGGAGAAAGAATTGATGTTCCTTTAATTTATGGTTCTCCTGAAAGGTGGAAAGGAGTCCAACGAGATGGTTATTTTAGAGATAAAAATGGGAAGATTCAAACACCCGTTATAATGTTTAAAAGAAATAGTGTTGAAAAAAGAAGAGATTTAGGTAAAAAAATGGATGCTAATAATCCTCAATTACAATACTCTTTTCAAAAGAAATACACACAAAAAAACCAATATGATAATTTCTCAGTATTACAAAATAGAATACCTCAAAGAGAAATGCACGCAGTAGTAGTACCTGATTATGTTACTTTAAATTATTCTTTTATAGTATGGACAGATTTTGTAGCCCATAATAATAAAATAATTGAAGCTATAAATTATGCTAGTGACTCTTATTGGGGAGATTTTGAACGTTTTAAGTTTAATGCAAGAATAGATAGTTTTGCAAATAAAATAGAATTATCTCAAGGCACTAATAGAATGACAAAAACAGACTTTACTGTAAAATTACAAGGATATATAATTCCAGACGCAATGAGTGCTTCAATTAAAAAACATCCTACAAAAACTTATACAAGATCTCAAATAAGCATATCAGAGAATGTACAAGAGGATAATTTAGAAAATGAAAGAGCAAGACATAAGATAAATAAAGTAGGAGATGGGGGAGCAGGTATAGGTTATGATAAAATAGGACACCAACAAATAGGATAATACAATGGCAAAACAAAATAGAACAACATTAAAAGGATATTTTGAAACGGGAGATATACCCACAGGAGGAAACTATGTTGATTTAATAGATAGTCCTTTAATATTAGATACTGAAAATACAGGTAGTATAAATATTTTAGGTACAATAACAGCTTCAAGTAATATAAGTGCAAGCGGAACTATAATAGCAAGTAATTTTAGCGGAACAACTTCAGGTACAAACACAGGAGACCAAGATTTAAGTACATATATGTTATCTGCTAATACAGCCTCATTTGCTGTAACTTCAAGCAATGTATTGTTTGGGAATATAACAGCCTCAGGTAATATAAGTGCAAGTGGAACTATAAGTGCTTTTGGAAGTTCTTCATTAGTAGGACTACCAATAACAGAACCATCCACAACAGGAGCTTTATGGTTATCTGGTAGTGGTGGAGGATCAGCTTCAGGGTCAAAATATTTAATGGTATTCACAGGATAATTTAATAAAAGATGTCTATATATAATCCTCTTTCTAGTAGTTTTGATCCTAATCGTTTTTTAGATTATAGGTTATTTAATGTTACTTCATCTATACCTGTTAGTTCTTCAGAAAGAACACCAACATCATCTGCTCAACTTAGATCTGGATCAGTATTTTTATTATCTGCAAGCGCAGCTTATACAGCAGGATTAAATGTACAAACACCAGTTACTTTAAACAGTTATGTGTATAATGATACGATAGATGCTGATATTGATCCTACAGGAGCCCTTCATTATCATAATTTAGACAAAACAGAATACCAAACAAAAACTTTTATTACAAAGGGATATGATGTTCCTAGACAAAGAGCATCAAATGCTAATGTAGCTTCATACGTAGAAGGACCAATTAGAATAACAACAGGAAGTGATGCAAGTAAGATCACAGGTAGTATAAGAATTGGTGAAGGAAGAATATTAAGAATTAAAGATGGTGAAGATTTCACAGTAACTTTAGGATGTACAGATCCTACTTCTTTTAATTATAACCCATCAGCTAATTTAAATAATGGTAGTTGTGTTTTACCTGTTTATGGTTGTACAAATCCAAATTCAGTCAATTATAATCCTTCAGCTAATATAGATGATGGATCTTGTGCTATAGCAGGTTGTACAGACCCAACTGCTATAAATTATAATTCTAATGCAACAACAGAAAATGGAACATGTCAATATGTTACTAATGGGACTTTTACCAATACAAATCAATCTATAACTCATGTAGATAATAGTTACAATAATAACCCAACAGTTCAAAATTTAAGAACTGCTGGAAATATATTAATGAGAACAAGTGGAGAAGCTTACACAGGCCCCTACCACACAACAACATACAATACAGCAGGTTCTGTTTTTAAAGAAATATTTGTAACAGGAGTATCAGCTTCTGCTAGACCTAATTTATTTATAGATGAAAATATAACATATTTAAGAAACGGAGATAGGATATATACAGATAATAATGAATCTATGTCCAGACTTTTACCTGCAGCTTATAAACAACCAGTTTCTCAAGAACAACTTTGTTCTAATTGTGTTTTTTGGAAACCAAATGAAACTAATAATTGTTCAAGATGGAATGCAAAAGTAAGAGCAAATTATTGGTGTGCAAAATATAAACAAGTAGATTATTTAACTCCTGCAGGAGATACATTTAGAGCAGATTTCTCTGGAATAGTTCAAACAGGATTAAGTACAGGGGGTAATGAATTTTTACTAGCTAATAGAAGTTTTTATGTAGGTAGTTATCGTATAATGCCTGATGGAACTTATTTTGCAGATAATGTTTCACCTTTTAGATTACTAACATTAAAACAAACACTTAAATTTGGTCCTAATAGGCATTTTACTAAAATAAATAAAAATACAACAAGCAATAGACCAATGTATGGTGATTCTCAGGGATCAACTACATCAATAACACAACCAACAACACAAACAACAACTTCTCCTACTTATACACCACCTACAAGCACACCTACAACTTCTACTGGTGGAACAGGAACAAGTTATAGTTATTAACATAAGACAATAAAAAATGAGTACATTATTTGTAAATACAATAAAACCAGATTCAGGATCAAATATTCTGATATCTTCTTCACTAATAATTTCTGAAAGCTTAAAAGTAGCAGGAGATTTTGAATTAAGTGGTTCTATAAAATTAGGTAATGCAGACACAGATTCAATTGGGTTTGTAGCTGATGTAAGTTCAAGTATATTTCCCGATGCAAATGAATCCTTTGATTTAGGATCTACTTCTAAAAAATGGAGACATTTACATGTATCAGCAATATCAGCATCAGGAAATATAAGTTCAAGTGGAACAATAATTGCAGCAGATCTCCAAGTAGATAATTTAAATTTAACTAATCAAACTTTTACATCCATAACAGCTAGTGGAAATATTAGCACAAGTGGAGCTTTTATTGGAGACGGAAGTCAATTATCAGGAGTAGGAATATCAGGTTCAGCTATAGATGCATTAAATATAACAGCAAGTGGCATAAGTATGTCACAAGGAGACATTATAGGGGGTACAGCTTCATTAGCACATCTTAACATGATAAGTGGGACTGCTTTCTTTGATCAAGTAGCTATAGGAACTTCACCTGATCCTACCGCATCATATGGTTTCCATTTATTTTCAGAAACAGCTCCAGTGTTTATAATAGAAGGAGATGCTAATGGGGGTTCATTTGATGAAACAAAAATACAATTTAAAGCTAGAAATTATCCATCAGCTCAAGCACCTATTTGGTCAGTAGGAATAGGAGCAATAGGAGATGATGGAATAGGCGCAGATGGATCTCAAGGAGCTAACAGACATTTATTTTTTACAGATAATACCTCACTAACAGGTAGACACCTAC